AATCACACCGGGTGCGAGTTTATTTGCCTTAGCCAAATTACCCACAGCAACTTGCATATTTCCCGCAATACTTTCATCAGCACCCAACTCCATAAAAGTACCCTGCAATTGAGAAGCAGTTTCAGCAGCATATCCAAATACCTTAGCAGCATCTGATATCTGAACTAATGTAGTGTCAGTTAACTGTGAAAATCTTCCATATTGTTGTATATATGCTGTTTGAACAGCAATTATATCTTCTAATGTAGATAGTTGATTATGGAAAGCAGTTTGTGCAGATAGTGCATTCTTATATAAATCGTATGCCTGTACAGATGCTAACCCTGTTTGAGCCTGTATACCTTTTGTTATCTCATTTATTGAACTCAGTAAACCATGGACTGCTTTAAATGCAAATACCATTCCACCGATGATAGGGCCCATCATACCGATATGACCTCTCATAACTTTCATACCCGCTGCTAAAGCTTTTATAGGGTCTTTAGTTTCTATAAAAGTATCTCTAATAGCTTTACCCGCATCTATAGAAATATCTTTAGCTTGTAAGAATGCTTTTGATATGTTACCTCCTATGAAAGGAATCAGATTAGCTATAGCAGCATACTTAGTATATGATGAATCAACACTCCTTACATAATCTTCATATGCATCATTTATCTCTCTTCTAACCCCTAACTCAGATTTTAAAGCATTTGTTGATTTTTTCTTATTTGCTATTTCTTTAGCGGCTAACTCTGATAAATCACTACTAAGACTATTTATTTCTTCATTAATTATTTTTACATTAGCCGTGTCTTTAGCGTCTATAAATGCTTTTCTATCATTCTTTAACTCATTAAGTTTTTTACTTATTGATGAAACTCCTTCGTCAAATTCTACCCCACTTTTTACTAAGGCATCAAAAACACCTGAATCAACTAATAATTTAGACTCTTTAATATCAATAAGTGATTGAGCTTTATCTAGTAATCTAACTCTTTCTCTTAATATTTGTATACTCAAATCTAAGTTATCAGCATTTTTGGATACTAATCCTATACTATCTTGGTCTAAATTATTTATCTTATCTTTTATCGTAGCAAACTCATCTAAACTATTCAGTTGTTCATTAAGCTTTTTTTGTAATATATCATATAAAAATTTACTTTCCTCTAACTGCTCATTGGTTTCCTCCAATAAATCCCTTAGTTTTTCTACGGTATTCTTATAATCCTCACCACTTACTTCTAAATTATTTAATATCTTTTGTAATTCCTTATACTTCTTCAATACATCAGCAACAGAACGTAATTGAGCTGATGTTAATTTAGTATTTTCTTTAAAAAATTGCTTTAGTCTAGTTTGGAGTTGTTCAGTATCAGAAGCTAAATTCTTAGCCTCTTCTCTCGCTGCTTTTCCTAAATCTTCTAAATCTTTTAAAGGATTTTTGTTCTGTTTAGCCATTACTTAACATTAGGATTTTTCTTCTTTAATCTCCTTATCTCATCTTTGTAACGCTGTTCATTGAACTTTATATCATGTATCAACTCTTGTATTTCAGGGTCTTTACTTGCTGTATACATTCTCTGTAACATCTTCACTTGTTTACCAAATGAGAATAATGCTAGTATACCCGCTAAAAACCCCTCTTCCAAAACTTTTGAATTATGCTTGTTCATACAAATATTTTACTATAAATATAATATGAATACTATATTTAACAAATATTGCTAAATAATACTATCTTCTTTTACTTTGCTTAGGATTTTCTTCTTTTACATACCTCTGTATCTCATCTATGTAAATACGTCTTACATAGACAGGAAGATTATACACTTCAGTAAATGATAATGAACCTTTGCTGTTGTAACTTATGTTTAGAAGTTGTTTATAAACATCTAGTTTATGACTTAATGTCAGGCCAAAAAAACTGTACCCCGATGGGAGCATTAATGCGAAAGGTCTCCCCTGTTTCTTTATCTGCCACCTCCACTGACAGATTTATACCGGGCTGAACTTCTTCAATATATTTTCTCAAAGCTCTCGCATCAGATGCTAATATGTTCTTATCCACAAAATCTCTAACATACTTAGCATCATAATTACCATCTACTGATAATATATAATGTTTCAATTGTGTTGAAGATATTTTTGATAGTCCGTTAAATATTTTTTTATTCTTTTCTATGTCTTCTTGCAACTTTTTTTGGTCAAGTTGTTTCAACATCTTAAAGGTGATACTAACCTTAGATGATGGAAGTTCATACTTAAATTCATTTAATCCAACAGTGTCTACAAATTGGTCATCTAAGTATTTTAAACTTATTTCAGATAAATCAATAATTTCTCTCTGCTTCTTTCCTGATGGAGTTTCAATATGAACATCATATTCACTACCGTATCCGAATATTCTAGCAGCAACCGTAATAGCATCGATGTCACCAACTAGTAAATCATCTAGTCGTATACCTTCAGTGACTATTAATGATTCTAAGAATTTATCGATTACGATTCCTTTTTTAATATAAGACTCTGTAGTTAGGATATCCTCCTCCTTTGCAGTCATATATTTAATCTCTACAGTCCCACTATGAAGAGGACTATCTTTTGGGTAAAGTAGTCCTCTTGATGGTAGGTCTATAATTTCTGTAGGTATTCTATACCCTACAGTTTCTTTGTCTCCTTGAGTTACGATAGAACTTTCCGTTTCGGAAGTAACATCTTTCTTTGGATAACTTGTATCTAAATTCATATTTAAAACTTTTTATTAATAACTATTTTTTAAGACTAATTGTTTTGTTTATGATGCAAAGAATTCTGCCCAATCATAAGATATTGTAGCTTCAACAGCTACTAAATCATCTGAAGATACATCAAAACTACCCCAATTGATATTCGCAAAAAATGCACCATTCAATTCCCAATAAGCACCTGTGAGACCGTTAATATCTCCTTGAGGTGGAACATAGTATAATGTTATCTTCTTCTTATAAGTTGACATGTACTCATCTACATCTGTTCTTGAATTGTGATGGTCATCATTCAACCAACTATGAGCAACAGCAGCACCACTTTTACGTGCTGTTAAAGACTCGTAAGGGTCATAGAAAGTTACTGAAATATCTTGCCATCTTGATTTACCCTTAATTTTGAATTCAGAGTTGATGGTGTCGACAGCTACAGGATTATTTTCTATAGATGGTATATCCGTAGTCTTGATTAAATATGATTGCTCTCCCGCTTCATAATAGGACTGTATGCTCATTATGAAGCGATTTTGCTGCTTCATATCGACAAACTGAAAATTATTACGATATTGTGCTGACATGGTTATTTTGTTTTATATAAATATAGTGTTAATTATTTTTTTAATCATTGCCTGTTCCTTCAGGAGAATCACTTGGGAATACAGCTCCTGTTGGTAGTACAAAGAAATCAATAATAACGAATTCCGCAGTTCTTGTTGGCTTCAAATATATTGCACCTCTCAATTCATTCCTGTCAATAACCTCCGCAGTATTATTTGTTTCATCCATTACTACTCTAAAATCGAATAATCCTTGCTTCTGTCTTACATCTTGGAAATAAGGTGTAACAATATCAACAAATCTTTTTCTTGTTTGTACTGTATTTTGTTCAAATACTAAGTATCTTGATGTTGATGCAACAAACTTTTTAGCTGCTATAAGTAAACGTCTAACGTTAATTCTATCTAATGCTGAACGTTTTTTCTGTAGTGTCTTTTGACCCCAAACTACAACACCTTCTCTTGGGTATGTAGCTATCGGATTTATATTACTTGCATATAAATCATCTCTCATTGAGGTAGATAATTTAGTCTCAGCTTGTACTGCAATTTCAATTCCACCTCTATTCAAACCCGCAGGAGCAAACCATGGGAAACTAACATAATCGTTAAAAGATATCACACCTGCTACTAAGCAAGATGGTGGTAGCCATACGTTTCTGTTAAGGTCAGGGTCTGCAACTTGTAGCCATGGATAATACATTGCTGCAAAGTTAGAATTTCTTGCTTCACCTGCTAATTGAGCTTGTCCAATAGAATCACCATACTTAGTTGGGTCAACTACTAGGAAGACATCACCTCTTTCTTCGCACATTGCGATGGCATGTGTGATGATATCACTGTGTTTTCCTCCTGCCTCTTGTAGTAAACCGGGAATGTAGAGAGTGTTAATATCATATTCATCAGCATTCGACAAGATATCAATTGCATCATAATAAGCCGTAGAACCACTAATTCCTGCTGCTCCTTGAGCTAAATTAAATCCTTGAGTATTACTTGCTACAATGCTATTATAAAAAGCTCTTGGATGTTGAACATATCCATCACTTCCAAATCCGAAAGTTCCTGATACAGCAGCGGGTAGGGATGCAGATAATGCACCACTTCTAATACCACCTGCTTCATTCAAATAGTTTAATGTATTCTTCAGAATCTCAACTCTAATGTATCTTGAACGATTTGGGTATGAACCTGATAATTGAAGATAAGGTCTTCCTGTTCCCGTACCTCTTAAAGTATATACTTGGTCTCCAACAACTCTTGGTAAATATCCCGCATCATTTGGGTCTAGTGACACATTACTAAATTGTTCAATAACAACTTTTCTACCTGTTCTGTCATCACCTCTTCTGAGTGTTAAGTTAAATGTACCTCTTCTAACATTAACATTGTTTACTTCCCATCTAAAATTATATCTTGTACCATAAGTTGATGATAGTAATCCTAATGCTTGAGTTGTAGATGGGTCTTCAATACCATTATTAGATGCAATATTAGTACCACTATTACCATATAAACCTTCAGACATCAAATGAATTTTAAATGAAGCAGATGCCTCATTAAAATGTGATGCTGTAAGATTAGTTTTAGTCTTACCTCTGTTTAAGAATGCCTTATATGAACCCGAACTAACTACATTAGTTTTGGCTATAGTTGCATTACTATTTATGATTCTAACAACTGTTAGATTATCACCGTATCTTAAATACTCTTGTGCAGTATAGTTTGTCAAAAATTTGAATTCTTGTGCAAAAGCTCCTGAACCACTAATAAAACTATTACCGAATGCTCTAAGGTATTCAGAATAATTTGATACTGAGGTAGGTCTAAAAGCAGGGCCGTATAGGGTTGGGCCAATCACTGCTGCTCCAATTGATTGTATCTCTTGAGGAAGAAAACTTAGGTCTTGTTCTCTCGTGAATACACCCGGACTTACAAATCTTTCGTTAGCCATTTTTTATCTTATTGAATTTAATAATTGTTTTCTAAATATAAATAGTACTTAAATTTTTCAAAATTATATCACTCCTGTTCATTTGGGAATCTATCAACAGCATTTATATCAAATGATGATTGTTCCGTTCTAAATACAATTCTTTTAGTCGTATATGCCTTCTGTATTGTTGATTTTCTTAATTCAAATTCAGATTGTAATCTTGCATCCACCGTCAATGATGTAGTAGCCTTCACTAGTCTTTCTGTAGTTGTTGGGTTTATAGTATCAAAATTTATATCTCCAACTCTTGTCTTAAATTTAAATGAATCTCCCCAACTAAAATTACTTGTTGGAATTATATCTTGAACTATCGAATTCATTTGCTCTATATAATAACTAAATAATATTAGTTCATATTCAATTATATAAAACTCAGGTAGTACTGATATGTAATATTCATCAGAAAATTTAGAATTAGATAACGTTGCATGTTGGTCTCTGATATTTTCAAAATTCCTTTGTTTTGGATTTATAGATATCGTAGCAGAACCATAGTTAACATCTAATTTTTTAAATCTTTCATCCTCAGACATCGATATTCTTCTAATAGTTCCGTATGGAGCTAGTATCTTCCCTTGTTTATCCCTCATGTATCCTCTTGCCTGTATTTGATTCCAAATTTCGGCAGATGCATAAACTATGGGAACATCAATCATTGAATCATTCTGTTCAACTTGAGCATTTATTGTGTTCTTTAAATAATGCATAACTGCATAATCAACATCATATAATGTTATGGCAGGAGTTCTAAAGGTGTCATTATCCCTCCTCGTTTCATACGCTCTGTTAAATGGTGGGTCAACACCTGTCAATGATATATTAGGATTTTCTGCCATTATATTCTATTTGGTAAATCATATATGCTATTTCTCGGAGTCATTACATTTTCAATTCCTAAGCGGTCTGCTGTTATTTTCATACCTCTTGCAATAATACTTACATTATAACCAAATGCATCTCTTCCATCTTCTACAGTTGCTAGTAATGTATCAGGATTTCGTCCTGTCCATAATTGATTAGAACCTACGTAATTTAATTCGTAGTATTCAGAATCCCATTTAATTACATCACCTTCTTGTATTACAAGATTTAAATCTTTTAAATC